GTTGTTTTCAACCATATCCCAGAATTTTACTGTTACAAAGAATTTTTTGAACTCTTTAAGCATATCTGACCATGTTTCTGCATCTAAGTACGCCCATTCTAGGTTGTCAATCTTATAATTGTCTCTTCCAATCTTCTGACCGACAACCTTGTTATTTGCATTTCTGGCTGAATTTACTGCCGTAGTCACTACCATATTGGGATAACGCTTCGGTGCAGGAAACGGCTTGCCATTTACAATTATAAAATTTGATATATGTCTTGCTGCCATTTCCTACCTCCTACGTTGGCGAAAAAGAAAAGCCCGTATTTCTACGCGCCTTTGATATCTGCTTATCCATTCTTTTTCCATCCATATTTACGCTTGTATCCTTTTTAAGAATCAATTTTTGATATTCAATAACTGTTCTTAAAAGTGCATTTGTTTCATCATTCGCCTTTTCAACACCAGAGCTTACACTCTCTACAATCTGATTGTTATTCGCTACAACATGACGATTTCCAATGCTTCCAATATATTCAGAGCCGAATCCGTTTTCATTGGCAACATAGACTTCGCCATTCATTGGGAAGCCACCATTAGCATATCCATGTCCATTCCAGCCACGTGATAAGCTACCATATCTTGATACCGTGTATCGAATAGCAGCTATCATGTTTGACAGCGGATCATAAATATTTTTATTTGTAAAGGTGTAATCCACACACTCGGTGCTACGAACATCAATGTCCCTACCATCTTTTGTATGTATCAAAATTGACTGTGCCGGAATACACCATGCTTTTTCATATCGTTCAGTTGCATCAGATATGTACCGGCTTTATCAACATCTTCTTGCCCGTTCTTTGCTTCATGTCTCCAAAGGTACTTGAAAACATTTCCCATACAAAATGCCACAAAACCTCTTTTCCCTAAAATGATTTTCAGTGCATCGAAACACTCAATGCTTGTCTTTTTATAATGGTCTGGTCTGATTTCTTTCATGTTCTTACCTCAACTTTCCCTCTCTTTTTCAATCTGTTTATAATACCGACATTTATTTTTACAGTAATTCTTATCCTGTCCCATTTTGCATCCGCTACACTCATTTATGTAGCTGTTCTTTAACAGCTTGGAAATCATTGCCGTACTCATTGTTGTATAAATGAAAACTTTTTCCGAGCCATTCAGCAATCTTTTCTTGATTCTGTTTCGACACATTGTAGTATCCATCAAACTGAGTTGGCTCTGCATATGCTTTCCCAGCAGCCTGAAGATTCATCCACCGCATAAAGTTTTGTGGAGATAACTCACCAGAAAATACAGATACTTTATTTCCATTTTCTACACAGTCCAGACACAGTTCTGAAATCAAACTACTTTTCCCGGAAGCGCGCAACCCAGATATTACCGTAACGTATCCGGTCTTCAATCCTCGCATCCGTACATCTATGTCCTTGATTCCGGTTTTCACAAATGTTTCCGGCGGCTTCGGCATTTCCATGATGTCCTTTGCTGTAAGGAATACTGGCTTTCCCTCTTTTTCTTTGATGTGTACCGGTTCTTGTACTTTCGGTGAATGAGAATAGATTTTCTCGGCGTATTCTTGTTGTCTCTTTTCGTAAGCATCCGGCTCGTACAATAGACGCACATCACGCCATGTCTTATCAGCACAAGAATTATGAAAGCAATGAAAACCGATTGCACCACTCGCCGTTCTAAAAATACAAGCATCCTTTCCCTTGTGATTACTGTCAAACGGACATTCATCCAAAATATACTTCACGCCGCCGGAATAAGATGTTTTTCGATATCTCAATCCGTACTTACTAAGCCATTCATCAAGATCGAACTCTGCTGGTTGATAATTGTTGTATCTCTGAGGTTTTTCCTCTTTCGGTAACATATCAGCTAACTTCTTAACATATTTAGCATCATTTATCCTGATTTCTTCTGGATCGCCAATAACCATACTCATTCGGTGTGGTCTTTCTTCTGTGTTCGCACCTTTTTGTGCCTGTGTTCCGTACAGCTTACACACCCTTGCCGGATTGAAATTTTTCAAGTCAATCTGAATTTCATCATCAGAAAAGTACATGTCCAGTACATTCAGACACTTCTTTATCAGTTCCCTATTCTCATCCGAATTTTTCATTTTTATTCGGTATAATAGGTGTACGCCATTGCCACTAAACCCGAATAACGGATCATAGAAACCAATATTTTTCATAAAGGAATAAACCTTATTTCCGATTTCTTTTGCAGCTGCTACCTGATCGTCACTGGAAGATGTTCCGGTTGGTCGCTTAGGATCTACGTCAATGAACAGCCAATCATAGCCAACAACATCATTGTCACTCGAAGTAGCTTTTGCATTTTTCTTAAAAAAATTCTGTTGCTCCCTACTGTAGCAAGCTTCATTCAGGCTATTCAGTGTTATGTATATATTGCAGTTAGCATAATCCCGGATGTCTTTGTTAAATGCTTTTATCAGGTCATCAGCCGTCTTGAAGTACCCACTGTACATCTGCTTACTGTTATAAATTACTCTTACCTCAAAAAGCTGATTCTCCGTTTTAAGAAGCGATATAGCCTTTCTTATTTCTGTTTCGTTTATCATCTACTGCTCCTTAAATAGTTTTTCCACATATAGGTCCATCGAATGCACCAACTTCATGCAGTTCCCGTGAAGTGCATGATTTACTCCTCCGTTACTTTGGATACAAAGATATTAGATTTTAAGATACAAAATGGGCGAACACCGCGACAGTAGTAGTAATCGAAGCTGATGTTACCGGACGGCGAAACAACCGCTACTAAATTACCCCATCCTCTTTCTTCGGTACTCCATGCAGTACACGTCCAATACCAATCCGGAAGATCTTTATTAACCAATAAATCATTATATTTTCTTGCTTCATCGAACGTCAGTGGTCTTACTTTCGCATGAAGAACTAAATCTTTTCTCTGCATATCTACAGTTGCTAAACTTACCTGTCTGCTGCATAAATTATCTGAACCGAATTCCTCTTTAAATTCAGGGAAAATTTCTTCTTCAAAAAGATCAGACAGCTCTGACGTAAAATATTCGTTACTATCATCACCAAAACGAACATCTTTCCTATACAGTCCTTCTGTGGTAACTGCTGTTTTATCGCCTTCTTGTTCCAGAACAATAAATCTCCCAATTCCTGTATCGAACTTTCCACCAACCGGAATTTCGTCCAGCCGAACCTTATTTTTCCGTTCTCTTTCCTCTAACATTGCTACAAGCTCTCTTGCTTTTTCTAATTCTTTCAGATTCAAGCTTTTTCAGTTTTTCTTCCATATAAATTATCCTTTCTACGACGCCTGTTCGATCACCGGAACATAGCCATATTTCTTCAATTCTTCGTATAAGAAGAGCCTGCCTTTCTGTGTCCATTCCGTCTGCATAGTCACATCCGGTCTTCCATCAATTCTTGTGATGTCAATTGTCCTGCTGTGAACATAACCGTTATTCTGGTACTTTGAATACAGAACCCATTGTCCACCAACTTTATACTGAATCTTTAATTCCTTGAGGACCTGATTCATTCGTCTACCGCTCATACCGTAGTCTTTGGCAATCTGTGTGATAGTTACAAGTGACTTTGACTGTAAGATTGTGTCCACATAATTAGCTTTCGGCTGTAACTCTGTGATAATCTGCTGCTGTTCGATAACCTGATCTCCAAGAAATTTGCATCTGTCTTTCAGAGATTCAATGGACTGGTTTGCCATCTTCAAGGCTCTTGCCATGATCTGTTCCGGCGTGTTCCAAGCTTTCTCGAGATCGATGAAATACTGACGCATGATTTTTCCTTTTTCAGTTTTAGTCATCATGGATATATGTTTTGCCATATCAGTTGACATCAAATAATCGTCAAGAACTCTTTTTGCGCCGTTATTTACAACCGTAGGTTTGCCTACCTCTTGATAATCAGCTCCGTTTTCAAAAACATCTGCATATCTTGAAAACCACAAACTAAATCTTTCTCTGATTCCAAGTGCTTCATGCAAATCTCTTGCCGACACCGTAGGCTGTTCTGTGTCAAAATTGATTTTTAGCAAATCATTCATTTTTTCACCTTCTTTCATCGCGTGTCCT